TATTCAGACACCGGAATTCCCATTGCCCGCAGTTCAAAGATCAGCGGAGCCCCTGCAGCTTTGGCTTCTACGATGAAAGCATCAGGTTCCCACTCTCTATAGTGAGCAAGTGCTTTTTCTTTCAGTTCAGGGAACTCCATCCGCTTCTGAAAACAGTCCAACAAGATGATATTTACGTTATTTTCATCTTCGTTCATATTGAACACACCCCACGTAGTACACGCAGAGTAGTCGTTTCGCTCACCTTTAGTAAAAGCAGTGTCCCAAGACTGGATGATGAACTCACATGAAGGAGGCTTCTCCTTCTCCCAAATTTTCCACCACTCTCTTTTGACAATAGCTCCCTCTTCGGCGGTGGGATTCTGTTGGTACTGAGCGTTCCACTTGGCCGGTGGCAGTTCGTCCCGCAGAGCAGACAGTTCCTCATACGACCAAAACTCAGGCCATAAGGGTTTACCCGAAGGCATGATCGCCGGAAGTTCAATGACTTCCCACTGATCTTCCTTCCCCAACTCGCCAGCGGTCTTGAGAATTTTCCCAGTCAAGTCCGACTTCGACCATCGGGTCATGATGACCACGATAGCTCCCCCAGGCTGGAGACGCTGACGCGGGCCAGATGAGTACCACTCAAACACAGAGTCGTAAATCTCCGGCCTACCAGCGGCTAAAGCAGCTTCTTGTTCCGAGTGCGGATCGTCAATGATCAACAGGTCCGCACCTTTACCCGTCATTGTGCCGCCAACGCCGATAGCAAAGTACTCGCCATTCTTATTAGTGGCCCATCTTCCAGCACTCTTAGAGTCCTGTCTCAACGCCACATCCGGGAAGATCTTTGCGTACTCCTCAGATCCCACTAAGTTACGCACCTTCCGGCCAAAGTTCACCGCAAGATCAGCAGTGTTAGACGCTTGAATAACTTTCTTCTCAGGATACCGGCCAAGGAACCAACTAGGAAGCAGGTACGAACCAAACTCGCTTTTTGTATGCCGAGGCCCAAGATTGATGATCAGCCTCTTCAACTTTCCCTCAGCAATCTCCTCAAACTTCTTAGCCATCACCGCATGATGCCGGCCATGAATGAACCCCGGCCACATCTTCTTCACGTACGCCATGAAGCTCTTCTGACACTTCTCCCTGTCCAAAGCGTCTTTGTAATCTTGTACCTGCTGTAACAGCTTCTCCTGATCCGCAGGAGACAGGCTCGCTACTAGATCATCCAGCTTCATTGTTTGACTGATGCTCCATGCGCCATTTTGCAATCGAGATGTTTCGTTTTACATCAAGCAACTGATCCTCAGACCAAAACTCAGGCCACGTAGAAGAACCATCACTCTTCATAGCAGGTATTTTTACAACCTCCCACCCGCCAAGTTCTTCAAGTCGAGCCGTCAAGTCATGCTCAGAACTTCTGCTCATCACAACAACCATAGCGCCTTCAGGATTTAGTCTGCACATCGCATTGTCATTAAACCAATCAAAGACCTTCTGACAATCGCGCTCGTTAACAGATCCTGTCAAGTGCGGATCATCAACAATGTACAAGTCAGCCGCATACCCACCAACCGCGCCACCAACATCAACAGTTACAGTTTTTCCATGCTGAGGAAACACCTGAGCGTATTTCTGTGACTCCATCAACTTGTCAACGCGCTGCTTAAAATTTACAGCCAGATCCCTATAGCCAGCCGCTTGAATCACCTCCTTCTCAGGAAACCGGCCAAGGAACCAGCTAGGCAACAAGTACGAAGCAAACATCGACTTCGTAAACCGAGGCGGCACGTTTAGAACCAGCCTCTTTATCTTCCCTTCAGCGACTTCTTCAAACTTCTGCGCCATCAACTCATGGTGCGGCCCACAAATGAACTCCGGCCACATCTCATTTACATAGTCCAAAAACTTGTCCATCTCTTCTCCTTTACGTTACTCCATACCCCGAAATGAGATATAGGTGGGCCGCACAGACCTCCCCATCCCCTCAACTCTCTTCAAAGCACCTAACTTCACCAACCTGTCCACGATCTTCTTCGTACTCCCAAGCCCAGGCTTACCCCTCAACTCACATATGTTCCTCAGGCTCGGCCCGTACCCAAACCGGCACCACCACACATCTATAGCCAAAAACACTTCCTTCTGAGCCTCAGTCATCCCCATCTCCAACACCTCCTCCTTGGACCCATACACCTTCCTCAGAGGACTCTGCAATACCTTCTTCGTGCGCCACTTCTTATCCATTTCGCCGCGCAAACTCTGCCATCAGTTCTTGTGCCAGCGATTGCACTGCATACGCCTCCTGCTCACGGCCAGGAAACTTTTCTCCGTAGAAGTCACAGTACTCCTGCCACACATGCACCGCCTCATGCACCAACAGTCCAGCAACTTCAACTGGTTTGCGCCCAGCATAATCACTCAAGCACACCACCGCGCACAGGTTCCCATCTTCATTACTCAAGTTGTGCGTCGTCGCAGACGCCTGAGGAGTAGAGATCCACGGACCATAGTGCTTGACCTTTAGCGTCTTCATAGCCTTTTCGTACTCCTTCTCACTCAAACACAAAGTGAGGTACGGACCCGGCGCTGAAATCCTTCTGTCAAGCCACTTGTTCATGAAAAGCCTTTCAAATCAACAACTTAGCGCACACTCTTAAAGCGTTACTTTACTTCCGTTAAATTTAACGGCACGTTAAGCATCAAGCCCACACCTTAACACCACAACAAGCAAAAAACCGTTACAAATCATAGACTTAGCCACGTTTGTTAAACCAGTTTATGTCATCCGTTAAATTTAACGGCACCAAAATTTAGTCCCAAATTTTTTGCTACCCCCCCACCACTTTTTGTAGAAAGACTGACCGGGGGGTGTTGCCAGATCGAGGGGGTGAGGTCTGGCTAGCGTTAAATTTAATTGCAGGGGAGCGTTAAATTTAACGGCGAGTGACATGGAATGGGCGCGAGGTAGGAACGGTTCGTGTGGAATAGTATGTTTAAGGACGCGGGACTCCTGCTGCGTCATCGGGGGGGTGCCTGGCGGGTGGGTCTGCGTCTGGCGCCTCTGCGTTTCCCTCGGCTGCAGCGTTAAAATTAACGGCAAGCTCTCGCATAAGGCTGTCGGCGTCTGCCTCGATAACTGTGGCGTCGCTGGCCTGAGCAGTGAGGATGCCTCGTAGCTCTTGCATGACACGAGCGCGAGCATCGTCGGAGCTGGTAATGCTGCGCACTTCCTTACGCTCAGTGAACGCTGCGACCTCAGTTACCGTCCCTAAAGTTTTGAGGGCCTGAACCCGCACGCTGTCTTTTGTGTCTTCACTGAGGGCGACTTGCACTAGTCCCTGGATCACTAAAGAGCGAAGGGCGGCAGGGGTTCGGTGTTTCTCTGCTTCTATTGCCAGGGCGTAAGCGTCAATCTCTCTCTGTATCCTGTCGTCCCTCATAAGCTCGTATGGCTTGCTTGCCATTGTGTGTTTGCTGGTGACGTCATACGCTGCTCTGTATGCGTCTGCTTTGGTCGATCCCTTGGCTACTTCGTGGGCAAACTTACGCTGCTTTGGTGTGAGTGCTCCGGAGACTTGTCTACCGAGGATGTGTTCTATCGGTGTTTCCTTTGCGGCTGTCTCTAGTGCTTTCCTGCTTAGCTTCATAGGTGTTTGTCCTACTGGGGTTCTATACAGTATAGGGGAACAGAGAGAGAAAGCAATAGGACCGCTACTCACTCCGTTCGTTGCGGGCGGGCTCCGGACCCTTCCCAGGGCTCGCACTGTACGTTTATCCATGAGGGAAAGTCCCTAGTGACAAGGGCCACGCAAGGGCCTACAGTCTCCCTATGCGCTGCACGGTGTGGCGCACTACAGGAGAACAAAGATGCGATTCCTTCCCGCCTTCAATATCTGGTCAACCCCTACAGAATTGCTCGCCCATGCTCAGCCTGGGCAATGGGTTTACGCTGGGACCCGTGACGCTAACAGCATGGGACGATTCCTCGGCGTCAAGCCTAGCGGCACAGTGGTCGTTGCGTGGCAAGGGAACACCCGAAGCCGTGGCGACCATGCCGCCCGTCTGGACTATGTTCGGGCTTTGCGGGCTTATGCCCGTGGCCGTTGACTCACTACAGGAGAACCATCGTGAACTACATAGAGTCCCTGCGCACCATGAACCGGGAACTGTCCGCCCGTCACGACGACGTGACAGAGAGGATCGAAAACTTCCGGCAGCATCTCCTGTCCCCTAAATTTGTAGGGGTTGACGTTGACGGTGACCGGAAGGATTGGGTCGCCACCGCCGATGTTCTCCGTTTCCTTGAAGACCTCAAGAGGGTTTGACCATGGAATTCTTGCACTCCCTCGGGTACTTTGGTGCCCGACTTTTCTTTGCTGGCGTCGTGCTGGCGGTGTTTGTTCTCGTTGCACTTTTGAAGGGTACAAAATGATCCACGCCCACCTGTCCCTCAAGTCCGGTAACGTGAAAACGGGACCGATCCCCGTGAGCACCACAAGCCGTGACACTTGCCCCGTAGACTGCGCGGTGCGCGCAGCATGCTATGCAGCATCGGGGCCCCTTGCCCTGCATTGGAGTGCAGTGTCAGCGGGAACCCGTGGCACGGATTGGAGCGGGTTCGTCTCTGCTATCGAGTCCCTGCCCGATGGTCAACTGTGGAGACACAATCAGGCGGGAGACCTGCCCGGGAATGGTCACACTGTGGACCCTGTCGCCCTCGGTCAACTGGTGCGCTCGAACATCGGCAAGCGTGGATTTACCTATTCGCACTACCGTGACGCTGATTCCCTCGCATGGATCAGGCATGCCAATGCATGGGGCTTCACGGTCAACCTGTCAGCTAATGATCTGTCGGATGCCGATACCCTTGCCGATACCGGGGCCGGTCCTGTCGTCGTCGTCCTGTCGTCCACACAATCGAATAACACTGTGACCCCTAAGGGTAGGCGCGTGGTGGTTTGCCCTGCCACGCAAAGGGATGATGTGTCATGCGCGACCTGTCAGCTATGCCAGCGTCAACGGGACACTATCGTAGGTTTCCCTGCCCACGGTACCCGGAAGCGGGTTATCGATATCAAGCTTGCAGCATAAGGGGGAACTCATGAAAACGATGACAGCCCGTTATCCTGGGAAGTGCGCCCGCACTGGTGCGCCTATCCGCCCGGGTGATCTGATTGTTTACGCTGGAAAGGGTCGAGCCTATCTGTCCGACCTCGTGCCCGCTGTTGACCCGGACCTAGCCCTAGCCCGTTCGATTGATCCTGATTTGGCGGATGCCGACCCGGACGCTGCAGCGCATGCTGGGCGATACCTGCGCCAGAGTCTGGAGCGTGGGGTTTCCCATGTCTGGAATTCTGGCGGACGGGAATATTTTCGGAATCGTCGCGGGCGCTGCGAGGATGCCCCGTGCTGTGGCTGTTGCAATATCTAAGGGGTGACCCATGGAAGCCGATGACATCGGACTATTGATTGTTTGTACCCTGGCACTGGGTCTTCTGGTGCTGGGGGTCATTTAAGACTGCTGCGCGCCCTGCGCGCTGGAAGGATTGACCTATGAACGCCTTTATTGAAACCGAAAACGGACTTTTCAAAGTCTACCGGCACGGGCTTGAATGGCAGGTTATCGGGCCACGCTTTGAACGCTGGTTCTCTGTCTGGCAGCATAACCCCATGGCCTCACTCCTGCGGGCGCTGGACTCTGTGCCGGGTAATCGCCGGACCGTTGAGATTGTGTCTTTGAAGGGAGAATGACCTATGCCTAAGCTCACATTCCGCCCGGGTCAACCCGTGGCATTTTCTCAAGCCGTGATCCGCCGTGCAGGGGATGAACAACTGTTTGTGTCTCGCGCACGGGGCACCGTGGTTTCTGTCCGTGACAAGCCCGGACTGGGTGGCCCCATTGTGTCGGTTGACTGGCACGGCACCTACATTCCGCATGAGGATGGCGGGACCGTGCGCCACATTCCCGGCGTAAACCTCACGCCGATCCTAGCTAATGGCGCAGTGTTCGGGGACTGACCGGCACCTATAGCCCCTCACTCGGGGGCTATGGGGGCATGTCACGGTGACATACCTACACGACAGGAGATTGACCTATGCGTTTCACAAAGACCGTTTTCGGCTGGGAAGCCTATCGCCGGGTGGGCCGGGCATACGTTTACTTTGGACACTTCCGGAGTCAAGCCCGTGCCCGTGCAGCATTGGCACTTGTGAACCATGAATTTTCAAAGGACTGACCTATGCCACAGACACACGACTACACCAAGCGGACATGGGGTCATGACTACGCGACGGTGAATGTTATAGATGGCGGGCAACAGTTGCGCCTGAGCGGCTGGGGATCGGATATACACGATGGCGATTATTTGATCATTCGCAACGGGAACGGAACAACCCGTTACCGTGTGGACAGAATTGAATACCGCATGGACCCTGCAGATATGTGGTTTGCAGATGTTACGTTTGCACCCAGACCCGCCACTTCAAAGGACTGACCTATGCAACCCGTAATGATCCCCTGCCTGGACCCCGACAGGCCCCTAAGCCCGGAGGAACTGGCCGATGAACGCTGGGAAGCCCGCCGTGCCCGCGTTCGCACCCGTGCCCACATTGAACGGCTCGAAACTGCCCTTCGCTGGGCTCTTGAGCAAGTCGAGGATGACCTAGACCTAGACCACCAAGCTGCACTGGCGGATGCTTGGGAACTGTTGGAGGACTGACCTATGAACGAAGTTCAATACGAACGCATGCAAGAACAGATCGCCGAAGGCGAACACGCCAACGCATGCCTAGATGCAATCCTGTCTGCTAACGGTAGTG